AAGGACACCTTTTTTGTCTTGTTCTTTTTGCCAAGGCGCTTCGTATATAGCAGCAAGCGCATCTTGAATAGATGTATGGTCATCCATTTTGGCTTCGTTGATATCATCCAATCGGGAGACCACTTTTCCGATCTCCCAGTCCTCTTCGACAGCCCGCGTTAAAATATTTCGCTTTTCTCGTCCTTTCCAATCTTCAAGAACAAGATCCTCGTACTCTTCAAACTTTTCAGGATCTGCCAAAGATGCTATTTCGTTGACGTAAGATATACCGCCAAGAGATTCCAAATTTGATAGAGTAGATAGTGTAATGACATCGACATTTTTACCTTTTCGTACCAGCTGTTGCATTGTCTTAAACAATTCCTGGTGTCGTATATCTTCAAGCTGTTCTGGCTTGATAATCGTATCTTTGAGTAAATAATTCGCTTTTAAGAAGCTGCCAAGTAACGCCTTTTCTGCGTTCATCTCCAATCCTCCCCAGCATTGATGTCATATTTAAAGTCATCGTAGTATGGTGGGAGCGACTCACCTTTTTGGTTTAAATCCGCTATGCTGGGAGGAAATCTATTAGTTTTGACGTATTCCTTTGTGTTGTTTAAGACTGACTGATAGTCATTGTCTTTCAGGAATTCGTACCAGATGTCCACTTTTTCAGACGAAACTACAAAGTTTGGATACACATTTACTAGCAATTTGAAAATGTTTTTTAGTTCGTCTCTTGTCATTTATAGATCATCCCAATCGATCTCTTTATTTGATTTATTAGTTGTTTTTCTGTTATTGAATTCTGTTTCTAACGCTTCAACATCTTGTAATGTTTTTACATTTTCGTTAGCCCAGTTCTTTAAGATGCCCTCAGCGTAATTCCATTTCTTTTGTTGTTTTAACGCTCTCTTCATTGCTTCAACGACTAGTTCTGATCCCATATCGTTTATCCAATGAATAATCTCTTCTGTGATAAAGCTGTTTAAGACACCAAAATTCTCTTGGTAAAACTGAATAGGATCTACTACTACTTTCTCTGTAGTACTCTCTGTGTATTCTCTGGTTATTGGTGGGGTCAATTTGTCACTATGTGTCGTGCCAACTTGTCCCTCTCGACGTGCCAACTTGTCACTATGGACGTGCCATATATCTAATTTTTCATAGTCTATTCGATACCACTTTGTTCGATCGATACTAATTTTGTTGTAATTAGCCGATACGATAATCCCTTTTTTCTCTAATCCTGTAATAATTCGTTTCAAGGTTCTAATTGACCAAAACGGAAATTGTTTATGCCAATCTTCATAGGTGTTGTACACCCATTTATATCCGTCACGAATGTTAGTGCTTTGTTGCAACCAATAATGAAGTTGCTGTAAAACGATTGCTTCATTTAAACCAACTTTTTCGGCTAAGGAAGGCAAAATAATCAAAGGTTTTTCATCTAGCAGCAATTTATTCACCTCATCACCTTCTTTCTAGCTGTAAATTAGTGCCCGCCCCCAGGAAAAGGGGGCTAGGATCACTCGAGGATGATGTCCTCCAACGATTCTTGCTTAGGTTCTTGTTCGGATTTTGTCTCTTTTTCCTTCGGTTCTTCCGAAACTGAAGGTTCATAATCAATAATTCCTGGTGTTTCTTCAACTTCTTCCGTAATATCCTTCCGCTGCGGAACATTCTCGTCCTCGATAACTGCTGTTTGCATTTCTACAGAGAGAATTCCCCATTTGCTTAGCATGTTTCTCAGCACCGTTTTCATAGCCATTGCATCGTAATCGGACTTCCACACATTATTCAGGGCTTTCTTATCCTTCATCTTGTTATGTTTAATCCGGTGTGCTTCGACTTGATCCTTTGTCCAATAAACCGTTTTTTCGAAGCCATTTACGAGTTTGAAATATCCGCAATAACCGACTATCTTGTCACTTGTTGCACCATCTAAATCCAATTCAATTTCTTCGGTAAGACGATTCCATTTGATCAATTCACCTTCACGGACCGAAATAACATTAATTCCTTTATATTGGCCCGTTCTAAGCGCTAATTGAATATAACCTTTATATCCGATTTGGAACTGCGCCACTTTATGGCCCTTCTTGCTGTCGTAAAACGGAACAATCCAGGCGTATCCTAAGTTTTTATTGATCGGTAAATCGAGTGTTGCTGCGACCATTGCAGATGAAATGATACTCATTGGTTCGCATTCTTGAAGTCCCGGATCTCCGTTATACAAATCAAGAAGAGATGTCATAAACTGTGGCGCTTTTTTATCTAAAACTTGTTCAAATTTCTTTTTCATAGTTGGTGTGTTAAGCAATGATTTAAGACCTAAAGACTGTGCTGAAACTTGTTTTGTTGCATCTTGCTTATTAGCCAATTGATTTTTTAAAGCAGCATTTGTAGCCATTACGCTTCAATCTCCTTTACTGCGAATTTTCGGAAATGAGTTTCTTTTAATACTTGCTTATAGATGTCCGGGAATTTTTCTTTTAACTTTTTCGAATCAACAGTTGTCCTCGTTTGATTCTTCCAAGTAACCAAGAAGCTATCGACCAACCCTTTTTCAGCATCCTTCAATTCAGCTTTGATCTTGTTTTCGATCTCGGTTTTCGCCTTCTTAATCAGCTTTTCGTCCTCTTTGATCTTTTCATATTGCTCCAGGTAGTCTTTAAATTCGGAAGGAAGAACAATTTCCTTATCCTTTTCAGCACGTTCATATTTTTCTTTGAGATATTGTTCTGCTGCACTGGATCCATCCATAGCCGGAGGAACACCAGTGAGAACGTGATTTTCCCAAAAGTCTTTTTCAGCTTCGAAAATCATATTGATCAATTCATCGTCTCGCTCGATTTCTTTCCAAACGAAACGATTTCCGCCGATTAATACTGCGATATAGCCTTTTTTCTTCCCTGTAACTCCTAAGTAATGCTGCACTTGTGCCAAATAAGTAGCAGGAACTTCATCGCCTTCCCATTCTTTTGCAAGATAAGCGCTAGCAGTCTTGCACTCTAGTACAGCTGATTCACCCACCACTAAGCGATCCACATTGGCTCTTATAAACGGATATTTTGGATGGCTGTACATGAAGTTTGATCGTCGTACTTTCTTATCCGCCCGCTTTTCAAACTCTTTCGCAACGACATCTTCCATCTGATTGCCCCAATAGATCGCTTCGCTATCAATCTCTTGCGGAATAACTTGTCCCGTTTTTTCAAGCCACAATTCAAATGCTGTGCGGTATTTATTTAGACCTAGAATTACGCCGGCATCACTGCCGCCGATTCCTTTTGTGCGTTCCATCAGCCATTCTGTACGGGTCATATCTCGTGTTGGAACGGCATTCATGTTCATAGCCATTTTTCTTCCCCCTTGATTCAGTTTTCGAAATACGGTACACTGAAAGGGAATCTCATATTCCCGAGTCTAATTTCGCCCGTGTTACCAGCACGGGCTTTTATTCTGCTGTTTTGAACTTTGCTCCAAGAATCTCTTCAAGGTAGTAATCAAAATTGTCTTTAAGCACGATCTCACCGTTAATTTCCACAATTTCGTCACCAACAAGAATTTCATCACCGAAATAATCGATCCCATAGTGTTCCGGTTGGCTGATCATATTGCTGAGACCTTCAGGATAGCCTGTCCGATTGCAACGTGTGATGTCTGGATGTTCGAGCATTGATTTCACCTCCTTGGTAGGAATTTCCTCACTTCTTGTCGAAATAGGTCTAAAGAAGGAGGTGTAATGTTTTGGCTAAAACTGATAAAGAATTAGCTGTTGAATTAATGATTGCAACGTTAAATCATTACTCGTCTTTAAAGAATTCAAATGGTTCGAATGTTGTTGCCCCATTAAAGGCAGAAAGTATAATTAACGGTGTGCAAAATTATTACAATGTAATCAGTCAACTTGGTCTCTCTAAAAAGGAGAAATAGGATTTAAAATAGCTTGTAACTCGGAGTGAAGAAGTTTTATGGCTTTAGCGAGCTCTTCTTCGCTCCAACCTTCTTTTTCAGCTAATTCGATAATCTTTTGAGCATTAGAAAGAGTTTGTGAAACTTCCAATTAGTCCACCTCCTCATAGCCTGTCTCATCAGCGCCGGTAGGCCATTTCCGGCGGACCGGGAAAGTTCCCGGTTTCGACTTTTTGTGTTATAATAGATGTACCGATTGATTATTTCTGCAGTGAGCTTTAGCTTGCTGCTTATTTTTTTGCTTCCACGTTGGCGAGACACCAATAATAGCCTGCGGCAAAAGCTATGATTAATAAGCCGACTGTTAGCATGTTTCATCACCTCAGCTTGCTTCCTTTTGTTTTTTGGCAAATAACCGTTTTTTCGCTTCCAACTCTAGTGCCATTAGTAAGGTTGGGTTCTCCTTGGTTTGTTGGCAAAGTTCACGAACTTCCGCCGCTGTCATCAATCGACTTGCCGTAAAGACGAAATTCATTTATCCACCCTCCTCAAATAATTCGTGCTACCTTTTCAATGTTCACGCCTTGATTGTTCAATTCTCGAATTAATGCCTTCATCCGATCGTATTGCTGTTTTCGCTCTTTTAATTTATGAAGCTCTTTCAATGATCGTTGGAAATCTATCATCCTAGCTTCGGCCATTTCCAAATTTCCAGAAGCCAGTTCAATTTCTGCTTTATAGAGACAAGACCAACAGCATTTGTAGTGTTTTGTAGCGATAGGCAAGTCCTTTTCGAGAAAATCTGAACGATTCATTTCACGTACCCCCTTGATTTCAATTTCATCCGATGTTTGCTCCACATCTTAATCCAGGAAAATCCGTAATCTTTACATATGACTGCAACGTATTGCGTTAAAGCGACGATTGCGTCGATCGCTTGCAAAATCGCTTCTTCAAGGTGTTGTTTGTCAAATTCTCTAATGGATCGTGGGTGATTGGCGACACAAACACTTTCAATTGCGTCAATCGCTTCGGTAAGTTCTTCGCGGGTTTTCAACGTGACACTTGATCGATGAAGATCAACAACATCACCGTCTAACTTCACCGGTCCCCAACCTGTGTACTCGGCAGCTGATTCTATCGCCACCCATGGATCATTGTGTTCTTTAGCAAAGTATTGAGCGACATTCGGTTGAACTCTATATCTACCATTCTCCTGTTGTGAAATAGCTTCCCTAGATTCGAAAAGATCCATCGATAATTGCAATTGAGTTTTTCCTATTTGTTTTCTCGCTTCTTTCACAGCCGTTGCTGCTCTACCAGTTTCCAAACCCAAAGACCTCCTATCTACCATCATTTTTGGAAGGAAATGCTAGTATATTTATAGAAAAAGTAACCGACTTTTCTTGGAACACAGTAATTTCTAATTCATGCGAATTAAATAAGAATCATAAAATTTAGATTTTCATTGGCTTTGGATACGATAAATACGCAGTTTATATCCTTGTCGATATAAAACTCGAAATCTTTTTCGGTAACTATGATGCATGAATTTTTAAAGTGGATATTAAGTTCATATCCTTCTTCTTCATCGATGTAGTCTAAAATGATGAATTCTGGTTTTTCTTGAATCGACAGTATAGGAGCATCCAAACCGTTGTATAAATCAACGTTGAAAACTTTGTGTTCTGCTCTTTTTAAAAGGTCATAGGCAATTCTGATATATGGAAATTGAGTGACATTACTCATAAAGCAACAACACCAGGCTTACTATTGTTTAAAAATTTATTAACAAAATAGATTTGCCCTTTGCCTGTGACCCTTGGGGTTCTTGTGATTCTGATAGAACCATCAGGATCTGTAAGTGTTCGCTTATGAATTTCAAAAAGTCCAAGTTCCATACTTCTTTGTGTTGGTAAGTTGTAAGAATCGCCTTTTTGTTTGATCAAATATCCGTTTTTTCTTAACCATGCAAATAAGCGTTTTTCTCCGATATCTACACCTTTTTGTCTGAGGATTGTCGCTAATTCTCTAATAAGAATACTGTTTTCAGAAGCCTGTACTGACTCTGCAAAAATAACTTTCGGCTTTTGAATCTCAATCGTTTGTTCGGCTTTAATTCGTTTTTGCCGTTCTTCCTTAAGTTGAGTAGCAAGATTAATAATTGTATCTGGATTAAGAAGTACTTCTTCTATCTTTTCCGGCGTCATGTAGGCGCCATGTTTGCGGATGGTTGGGATAACTTCATGAGTGATCCAACGTTTGAATGCTTTTGCTTCTGGTTTATTGCTAGTTAGAATAAGTGAATAAAGACCAGATTCATTAACGACGGTGGTTCTCTGATTTCTCCCTAAAGTATCGGTGAGGTAAACTTTACTTACCTCATCTTTATCAAGACGAGAAACAGCAACTTTATGATTAGAATGATTTAAAACATCGCAAACATCTTTGGCCACAAACCAAGGTTCACCGTCTTTGATGACAGTTCGTACTTGGTGATCTTGATATTGAAAAATTTGTTGTAATTGATTCATCAAGAAGCCTCCTTTTCATTGTCTTTTACGAGGTTTTCTTCTGTTTCAAGACTTGCGAGAATACGTGGTACTGATGTTTTCATGAAGAACTCAACGATTTTACGTTGCGCTTCTTCTGATAGTTGTTTCATTCTGTGCACCTCCTTCTGGTGTACTCGCCTTCCCTCCAACAACCGCATACAGCGTCGAGTCGTCGCAGTGACCATCGCATGTATTCTGGTGCGGCTCCCCTTCCGGATCGTGGCCAGCTCCCGCTCTTCGGCGCTCTATGCGGCTGTGGAAGGAAAACTGTTAGTTTTCCGATTTGTAGATAAATTTCTTTAATCAACTCACTTCTTTTTTAGGCTGAATTTTGTTTTTTACTCGTTTCGTGTAAATTTTCATCAAAAAAAAGTTCGTCAATGTTTACTCCTAGAATATCAGCTATCTTTTTAGCATTTTCTAAACTAGGTTTGGTACGGCCCATTTCAATATTGTTGTAGCCACTAACTGTTTTATATCCAAGCTGCTTAGCCATAAATGTTTGAGTAATGCCTTTTGCTTTTCGGGCCATCCGTAATTTGTATCTCATTATGACAGCTTCACCTCTCTTACACATATTGTGTAACTTTCAATTACATTTTACATACACATTCTGTGTAAGTCAATATATCTTTATTCTTTTTGTGTAAATTTTTTTTTATTTCGTGTAACCGTGGTAAAATCTAATCATAATTAATTTGTTGGAGTGACTTTTATGAAAACGCTTGGAGATCGATTGAAATATGAAAGGGAAAAACGAGGATGGTCCCAAGTGTATGTTGCTGAAAAGTTGGGCATGAAACGTAGTAGCACCTATGCGAACTGGGAGTACAATATCAGGCAACCTGATAACGAAATGCTTGTTAAGCTTTCGGAACTATTCGATGTTTCTACAGACTACCTACTTTGTAAAACTGACGACCCAACTCCACCTTCTAAAATAAACAAATTAAAAAAATTAGGATTAAGAGAAAATGAAGAAATCCATTTCTTTGATTTGGATGGCTTATCAGATGAGGATATAAAATTCATCGAAAATCAAATTGAGTTTTTACGTAGAAAGGCGCAGCAACAGAGGAAAGACACGGAGTGAAAAATAACCGTGTCTTTTGTTAGAACCCTATGCGGAAAATATTAGTTCCATATATATTTTTTGCCTTCATAGTAGTAGATATTTACCGCTACATTAGTAACTTTGAATTCGTTATTAATAGTCAAAAGGACTATTAATATATAACTCTTACATATTAAAGGAGGCGAGAACATCATGCGCAGATCTTTTAAACTTCCTATGTGGACTATGATGGCTTTGGCTTTATTTTTTGTTTTTTCTTTAGCAGCCTGTTCTGCTGATTCAGAAGATGTTTCTACAGGCAGCGAAACGAACTCATCTTCTACTAAAAATGAAAAGAAATCCGAATCTGAAAATGTGAAAAAATACTCTATTAATCAAGATTTCCAAGTTAACGGTCTTAATGTCAAAATAGGAGACATTAAAGTCCAAAACAACAAGGTTATTGTTGGTCTTACACTAAAAAACACTACCAATGATAAGCTTTCTTTCTATCCAGACCAAGGTAATGTTGTGGTTGGTAGTATGCAATTGGATGCTGACCTGTTTGGAGGAAATGGTGACGTTGGAGGAGATATCCAAGCAGGTGTTGAGAAATCTGGCGTTATCGAATTTATTACACCAGATGGCAAAAGCTTAAATCCAAATGATGTTAAAGAAGTAGAATTGCATTTTGGAGACGTCTTTAATGAAAATTCAATGAATTCTTCATCGTTTGATCAAAAAATTAATCTTCAATAGGAGTGTTAATAATGAAAAGAACGACTGAATTTATCCTGGGCTTATTAGGAGGAATATTTGGGGTTATTGGAGCCATTTTGGCTCTATTTATAGGCGGTGTCGATGCCGCATTTAATGGAAAAAGTGATATTATCGGTTTAGGTTGGGGAGCCGTTCTACTTTCCGCACTTGGAATCGTGGGATCCGTTGTGGTTAGATCAAAGGCAAAGCTTGGCGGAATATTCATGCTGGTTGCCGCAATTGGAGGAACGATCTGTATTTCTGCCTTTTATATTTTACCAGGAATACTTCTGTTAATCGGAGGGTTGATGGGAGTATTTAGAAAAGAAAAAAATGAATCGATTAGCGCATAAACTTTTTAAGCCCCCTTGGGTGGGGCTTTTCTTTAAACCACAAACACGAACATACATTCCCTTTTATTACGAGGTGATCATCATGAAAATTTCTTACACTCTAACATATTTAGAAGAATTCATCTCAAATCTTTATAAAAGCCTTGGCATATTTAAAGCCCACCAAATATCTGAAGAAGAAATTGCGGCAAAACTCGGAATTATGTTTTTTCGAGAAAATGGACCTGCATTTCACACTCGGGTTTGTGGTATCGATGCCATATATGTAGATGCGCGTGATAGTCCAAAAAAACAGCGAGAACAGTTTTTTCATGAGTTATGTCATGTTCTTAGGCATGTTGGTAATCAATCCATTATCCCCTTCTCGTTTCGAGAGTGGCAAGAAATAGATGCAAGACGATTTACAAAATGTGCCGCTATTCCTTTTGAAATGGTGAAGGACTGGGATTTGTGGAATGAGGATATCATCCAAAAAGCTTCAGATACATTCTGTGTTACAGAGGAACTTTGTGAGCAAAGGTTTTTGCAAATTAAAAACAGAATTTACTTCCATCAACTGATTAGTTGAGGTGTTTTGTCCACAGAAAAAGGCCCATTAATTTGGGCCGCTAGGAGCCTACTCCCAAGTCTAGCCTGGTTTCAGTTCCACTATCATTATAATAAAATATTCGGTTTAAATCCAAATGCTTTTCGGTGTATTACGACTAAATCAAAATTAACTATGAAAATAAAGGAACCACAAACAACAATTACTTGATATGCCCTTTTACAGGCTTTTCTTTTAAAATATAAACCGAACATATATTCTTTTAAAAATCAGAACAAACTAGTGGAGGGATTAATTTGACAGTAGCGATCTACATCCGTGTTTCTACAGAAGAACAAGCAAATGAAGGCTATTCAATTTCCGCTCAGCGAGAAAAATTGAAAGCTTATTGCCAAGTCCAAGACTGGAATGACTTTCGCTTCTATGTTGATGAAGGTATTTCTGCAAAAGACACCAACCGCCCTCAACTTCAGCTGATGCTCCAGCATATCAAAGAAGGAATGATCGACACTGTTCTTGTGTATCGTTTGGATCGCCTTACCCGTTCAGTGGTGGATTTGTACAAGCTTCTGGATATATTTGAAAAACACAACTGTACATTCAAATCTGCAACAGAAGTATATGACACTAGTACAGCTATAGGACGTTTGTTCATCACTCTTGTTGCAGCAATGGCACAATGGGAACGTGAAAACTTGGGTGAACGGGTACGAATGGGGCAAATAGAGAAAGCGCGGCAGGGTAAATATAGCGCAAAAGCTCCGTTTGGGTTTGATAAAGATGAAAATGAAAAACTCGTTATCAATGAAGACGAAAAACAGGTGATCTTAGACATGATCGAAAAAGTGGAAGAAGGTTATTCTATTCGGCGATTGGCGGCATATTTAGATACTTGCGTTCCACCTATTCGTGGATATAAGTGGCATATTCGAACAGTCCTGGATATTTTAAAAAATCCTGCTCTTTACGGAGCAATCCGATGGAGAGATGAAATTATAGAGGGCGCCCACCAAGGGATTATTTCAAAGGAAAAATATGATGAACTACAAAAAATACTGCATGAACGGCAAAATTTCAAAAAACGTGAAACATATTCCATATTCATTTTCCAAACCAAAATAATTTGTCCAACGTGTGGAAATCGATTAACTAGTGAACGTTCAGTATATTTTAGAAAACGAGACAATCGATATGTAGAAAGTAATCACTATCGTTGCCAAGTATGTACATTGAATAACAGAAAAGCAATTGGCGTAAGTGAACGTAAAATGGAGAAAGCATTCGTTCGTTATATGAATGAGTTTAAAATTGAATACACTCCTGAGCAACCAAAGAAGGGAAACGATGAACGAAAAAAAATTCAAGCGCAGCTAATGAAAATTGAACATCAACGGGCTAAGTACCAAAAAGCCTGGGCAAACGACGACATAACTGATGA